CCCCCCGAGGCGGACGTGGCCTTCGCCGTTGCCCGGGCTACCAAGGCTGGCACGCCCCAAGGGGACGTTGACTACGCCAAGCAGATGGAGTTCGGACGCAAACTCGCCACCGCCGTCAACAAGGCGTGGGAGAAACTCGAGGCCGACCAGAAGGAAGCCGCCCGCGTCTCCGGCCTGAAGGACGCCCGCATCGTCGAGCTGACGAAGGAGGTCGAGCGCGTGAAGAAGGACGCCTCCGCCCAGACATGGACGCTCGTCGGGGCTGGCCTCGCAGTGACCGGGGCCTTGTGCCTCGCCTTCCTAGGCCCCCGCATCGGTCTGCCCCTGTTCTTGTGCGGAGCCTTCTGCGGATCGGTGCCCTTCATAATCGACAGTCCCTGGTTTGAATATGCGGCCGGTGCGACGTTGGTCATCTCCTGCGGCCTTGGACTATGGTGGCTCGCCGACCGCGTTAGGGACTCGGTGAACAAGCCCTCTCCCACCGATGAGCCGCCGCAAGAATAAGGGAGCCAAGGTCATCTGGCGCAAACTCGGCAAGGAGCGCGCTTGGGGTCAGGCCACCATCGGTGAAAACCTCATCGAGATAGACCCCCGCCTCGGTGCCAAGCGTCAGCTCGAAGTCCTCTGCCACGAGCAGATTCACCTGACCTTCCCCGAACTCAGTGAGCCCCAGGTTGACCGGGCAGGCAAAGACCTCGCCGCCCTGCTCTGGGCTCAGGACTACCGCCGCGTCCTCATCTCGCCCAACTCTAAGCCGCCCCGCATCTCGTGACCATCGAGACCTTCACGACCGTCTGCGTCCCGGGCATCGCCTCCCTCGCGTACTTCTCCGCGGGCGTGGCCAACCTCTACACCCGCAACTACGCCATGGCCATCATGTGGCTCTGCTACGCCGTGGCCAACGTCGCCCTCCTCTCTACCGTCCTCCGTAAATGAGCCCTCCCCCTCCCATCGACCCCGAGTCCCTGCCGAAAGAGCTGAAGGACGGCGTCGTCGCGTCAGTCCTTGGCGGCCTCGCCATGACGGCCCGCCTGCTGCTCTCGACCGAACCCGTGTCCCTGGGCTGGGTCGTGCGCCGTGTCATGGCCGCCGCGATCACTGCGGCCTTGGTCGGCTACGGCATCCAAGACCACATCCAAAGCCCGGGCCTGAAGATGGCTGTCATTGGAGCCGCCGGCTACGCAGCGCCCGAGAGTCTCGATTATTTGATGCGCTACATCAAGGCCCGCGGAGAGAAGGAAGTCGCCGCGGTCGTCGGCAAACCGAAACCCCATGGCAAAGGCAAAGCAGTCACCAAGCGGAAGCGGTAACCTTCTGCTGGCGGTCACGCTGCTCACCGGCTTCGCGGGAGTCTCGGCCCTGTCGTCGGCCTACATCGCCGGGTATGTCCTCGACCAGTTACAGTCGACTGATGCGCTCGTGCTTCTGATCGTAGACGGCCAAGGCCTGAAGTCCGACTCTGCCGACCTCGAGCGCAACATGAGCACGGCGACCCTAGCCCTGAAGTCCGTCCGTGACCTTGGTTGGGCCTTGGCCGTGGGGTGTCTTGGGGTAGGGGTGGCGGTCTTCTTACGCTCCCGCCGTCAAAGCGTCTCCTAGGGCAAGCCAGAGGGGTCTAATGCCCCTTGACGTGGCGGACTAGGGTGGCACATTAGCCTTAGTAAACCCCCCCCGGCCCTCTGCCCCTGGCATGGTTTCTCTCGGGGGGTCTTTTATTGCCCCTTGACGGAGGCGACCCTAGGAGCAAACTGAACTCAGTCGGGTAGGGGTACGCTCGTTCATGGCGGGCCTCGATGACCTGAGGGACACGAATTGCCCTGACCCCTTGAGTGGGGTCACAGGGTATTTGCGGAAAGGTGCTTGACGAATGTGGAACAGTCGGGCAAGGTGCTTTCCGTTCCACCAAACCTATGAACCTCATCAAGCTCCTCCTCCTCGCCGCCCTGATCGCCACGGTCATCGTCTTCTTCGCCGAAGGCCCCGACCTCCTGACCATCATCGACCAGCACTAAGACTTCCCGCCCACCATGCCCAACGCCAACCACCCCTACGTCGAGACGCTGACTTTCGCCGGTCGCGTCCTCCCCCTCAAGCGCCCGATGGCCGAGTATGCCGCCCGACGCCTTCAGGCCATCCTCCCGCAGATCGCCGCGCTCAACGCCGCTGGCAAGACGCAGGGCGACGCCGCCGAAGCCCTCGGCACCACCGTCGGCACCCTCCGCTCCTGGCTGGACATCACCGGGACGCAGTGGGTCAACCTCAACCGCCGCGGCCCGTACCGCCGCCAGAAGTAAGACCATGCCTAACGCCAACTTCCAGTTCGTCACCTCGGTGACCTTCCTCGGTCGAGACATCCCGCTGCTAAAGCCCATCGCCCTGTTCAACGCCCGCCGGCTGGAGGCTCTGCTCCCGCACATCGCGGCGCTCAACGCGGCCCGCATGAGCAAGGAGGCCGCAGCCAAGGTCGTGGGCGTGACCGGGCAGACCTTTGCGACGTGGATTAAACTGACCCAGACGACTTGGCTCGGCAAGGTCAGCAAGCCCAAATACAGCAACCCCGAGCGTCACCGGGCAAACGTCAAACGCTGGAGGCTTCGCCATCCTGAAAAGGTCAAGGCCATGAAGCGCGCTTACTATCTCCGCTGCAAGGCCCGCCGCTTCTCCCGCCCTACCTCCAATGCCTGACCCATCCCACCGCCCCTACAATCCCATGCACATCATCCGACCTGACTCCCTCCCCCGCCTCTGGTGGCTCTTCCCCTGGAGCATCGCCCGTCAGCTGCACCGCAACTGCAACGCGCTGCGGGCTCTGGCCGACAAGACCGACGATGAGAACCGCCTGCTCCGTCAGGAGGTCACCCGCCTCTCCCACTCCCGCGAGCATTGGATCGCCAAGCACGACCGGGCCTACGCCGTCGCCATGCACAACGAGCGAGTCATCGCCGACATGGAAAGCCGCATCATCCGCGGCGCCATCACCCCCGACGCTCACCCCCATGAGTAGTTTCCGCCACTTGGACGGCATGGTCGCCCTGCTCTCCGAGGTTTATGAAATCAACGAGCGAATTCTGACGGGTGATATTTGCAGTAACAAGACCGCCATCCAGTCCGACCGGATGAAGAAGCTGCTCAACCATTACCACGAGGCCCTGAGCGAAGACGGCGCCGCTAAGATCTCGCTCCAGGCTTACTGCGCCGCCGGCGGCTGGGTGGGCGTAACATATTCTTATGAGCTAGATGGCTTCGAAGTGGCCGGATCACAAGTCCCCCGACGCGTATGAGCGAACCGAAGCGATATATGTCGGATGTCTGCAACCTTGGACCGAAAGGCTATTCTTGCCTGCTGATACAACACAAAGAAGGAGAGTTTGTCCGTTACGAGGACTACGCCCGCCTCAAGGCCGAGGTCGAGCGGCTGACCAAGGCCATTGATTTGACTATCATCGACCTTGATGAACGCCACGAAAGACAAGACCTTCGGGCTTGGGAGTTTGCTGAACTTCTACGAAAGGCCAAGGGGGTGCAGTCGTGAGCGAACCGAAGCGATACAACGAGGAGATGGTCAACATCTCCAATGGCGACCCTTGCGGTGAAATCGAATTCGATTATTCGGCAAGTATGGTCGAAGCATTTGAAGGTCGATGGGTAGCGTGGGAGGACTACGCCGAACTCAAGGCCGAAGCCGAGCGGTATCGTCTGGCAAGCCTCCGTGTCGATGTGAGTGAACTACACGCACAGTTCAACCGAGCATTGTTCGATGATACTATTGCCGAGAACGCCCGCCTCAAGGCCGAGGTCGAGCGGCTGACCAAGGCCGGGGATGCGATGGCTGTTAAAATCAATGTCCACGGCATCAACGACAGGTTCACGGACAGTCAGAAACTTGTCGATGACTGGTCGAACGCCGCCAAGGAGGGCAAGCCCCATGATTAAGCCCATGCGCCCCTTCTCGATCGTCGCCCTGCTGCTCCTCGGCTTCAACGCCGCCGCCGCAGCTGAGGCCACCCTGCTCGAGTGCATCGCCATGGTCGAGTCCGGCCAGAACCGCAAGGCCGTGGGCGCAGCCGGCGAGCGTGGCATGTATCAGGTCGGGAAGGCCGCTTGGGACGATGCCAACGAGCGCCTCAAGCGGGAAGGCCACTATCATTACCAGTTCAGCAAGTGGCGCAACCCGACCGCCCAGGACATGATCGCGGCCGCCCACCTCCGCACCATCCGCGACAACTTCAAGCGCATCGGCAAGCCCGACCCGACGCCCGAACAACTCGCCCTGGTCTGGAACGTCGGCTGGTCAGGAGCCGTCTCCCGGCGATTTGCCCCGAACGACTACGCCGAACGCGTGGCCAACCTTTTCCGCTTGTCCTCGGCCAAGCCCCGATAAAGGGTCTTGCCGTGGCTCATCTCATCGTGGCAATCGACCCTGGCGTAAACGGCGGCATTGTCTGGTCGGCAGACGGCGACCCTGTGGAGTGCGCGAAGATGCCGTCGTCAGACATCGAGGTCTGCCAACTGCTCGCTGATCTCAGCTGCAAGGCCAAGGACGTCTCGCTCTACCTTGAGGAACCTCCGCTCTTCGCGGGTAAGAACATCCCCGGCTCGGCCATCGGCAAACTGATGTGGAACACGGGCGTCCTCTACGGCGCCGCCGTCGCCATGGGCTGGAAGATTCACCGCATCCGCCCGGCCATCTGGCAGAAGACGCACACCTGTGGCACGAAGGGCGACCTGACCACGACCCAGTGGAAGAACAAGCTGAAGGCCCGAGCCGCCGAACTCTTCCCCTCCGTCGACGTCACCCTCTGGAACGCCGACGCCCTCCTCATCTTCGACTCCGCCACCCGCGGCGTCATCAACTGAGTTTACATAACTCGGCAAGACCCTTTACTTTGTAACCTTTAACCTCACATGAAGAAAGACCCGAAACTCCCCGCCGACTACCGCATCATTGCGGACTCGTCATACATCGTTTTACCTGATCAGAAGGTCGCCCGCCTTCTCACTCCTACCGTGAGGAACGGGGTTACCTATTATAATTTATTCGTCCCCGACTATACGCGGATGTCCCTCGCCGACATCGAGGCCACCATCAAGGCCGGCGAAGTCACTAAGGCCGACGCCACCAAATAATCTCCACCATGAGCAAACAGCCCACATCCTCCGCCACCGCCTCCCTCGTCCAAGCGCTCGCCGCCCTGGACAACGTGAAGGCCAACAAAATCAACCCGGCCTTCAAGGCCAAGTACGTCTCCCTCGACGCGCTGCTCGACGCCATCAAGCCGGTGCTGCTCGACCACGACCTCGCTCTGATCCAGACGCTCGTCAGCCAGGAGGGCAAGGTCGGCGTGTCGACCGCCTTCCTCCACGCGTCCGGCGAACGCTTTGAGTTCGGCACCCTGCTCGTCAAGGCCGAGGGACTGACCGCCCAGCAGATTGGCGGAGCCATCACCTACATCCGCCGGCAGTCCATCCAGACCGCGTGCGGCATCTCGGTCGACCTCGACGATGACGGCGCCGTGGCCTCTGGCTTCCGTTCTGCGGCCTCCGCACCTTCCGCCCCTGCCTTCTCCCCCACCCCTCGCCCGCTGACCAAATGAGCGACCCTAAGCCCTTCGACCCCTTCGACCCGGTGAACGCCGCCATGCGGCACCTCCACAACCAGAACCTCGCGTCGGCTGCCGAAGCCCGCGCCGAGGCTCAGGCCAAGACCATCTCCGAGATGCGCTACGCTGGCAACGAACTCGCCCGCGTCCTCGATGACATCATGCAGTCTGAGCTCTGCCAGTTCGACGCCATCTCGAAGGCCTGCTGCATCGCCACCATCGCCAAGTGGAACCGCGCCAAGACCGGGCAATGAGCGAAGACCTAAACGAGTACGGCAAGCTTGTGCCTAAGCACTTGGCCGAAGCCCTCAAGGAGGAGAACGCCCGGCTCAAGGCCGAGGTCGAGCGGCTGACCAAGCAGGTTGAACGACTTATTGTTAGCCTCCAGAAGTCTCACGACGAACACGGAGAAGCACTTTACAAACTGAAATACAAAAATGAGCGACAAACACCTCGAAAGAAAAGAAGTTCTTAATCTAGTCTATACCCAACAGGCTGATAGGATGGCTGATGCTTACGCCAGACTTATGGCTGACTTCTCGCAGACGACTGCGTGGGGTCGTGGGCTTGAGTCCGACCTATCTTGGGCAAGGTCTGAACTGATGCAGGTCAAGGCCGAGGTCGAGTTGTGGAAACTTCGTTCTGATAACTGGCAGAAGTTTTGCCAACTAACTCGACCAGAAATGACTGACGAACTTAATCGCCTCAAGGCCGAGGTCGAGCGGCTCCGCCTTATCGGCGATGAAATTATTATGGATGTTTATCGCTCTGAATGTCTCACCGACAAATGGTGCAAGATGGCAAGAAAATGGGACGCCGCCAAGGAGGGCAAGCAGTCCAATGGCTGACACCCCCAGGGGCATCGAGAAGATCGCCACGACCATCCGCGGCCAGTACGCCCTGCTCCTGCTGCTGGACGGCTACCCTTACGTCGAACTTACCGCCCGTAAGCACGCCGATTTCCTGACCGACCTGAACGCCTGGAAGCGCAAGACCTACCCGTCCCTGTCCCGCTCCGCCGTCCGCTTCTTTACGCTTGCCCCTAATGGGGAGATAAAGGAACTTACCTTCACGCCGACCCGCTCATGACCAACCGCGAAAACATCAAGCGCCTCGTCGAGAACATCACGGGCTCGCTCGCCACCGTCCAGCACATCGCCGGACGTTATGAACAGCACGACGCCGACATCATCACGCTCTCCGACCTCAACCGCTCGGCCATCACCGAGCTCCAAGTCTTCACCGATCACATCGACACCGCTGACGAAGCCGCCCAGGTCAAGCCGCTCCATGACCGCGTCCACGTCCTCGTCGTCCAGCTGCGCGTCCTGCGGAATACGCTCGAGGCCATGGAGAACGCCGCCGAGTCCGCCCTCGAAGACGTGCGCCGCATCTCCGCCAGCGTCGAAGAAGCCAGCCCCGAAGATGACAGCCTGTGAACTCTGCAAGGGTGCGTGCTGTGAAAGCATCCTCCTGCCCATCGACGCGTCCCCGACCACGACCGAGTTCTACGCCGCCCGCGGCGAGGTCTTCATGATCGTCGGCCGCACCTTCGCCGAACTGCCTTCCCGATGCCCGCACCTCTCCGGCTCCGGCAAGTGCAAGACCTACGCCAGCCGCCCTGTCGCCTGCTCCCGCTTCGCCGTGGGCTCGACCATGTGCGTGACCGCCATCCAGCGCCGTCGCCCCGATCAGGCCGACGCCATCATGGCCCTTCTTTGACCTTTCCCACCAACACCCAATAACACACCCATGCCCGACCTCATCACCGAACGCGTCATCTATGACGGCATCCAAGCGCTCAACCAATCCGGCGCGAAGGAACTGCTCAAGTCCCCCGCCCATTACCAGGCTTACCTTGCCCGCACCCGCGAGGACTCCAAGGCCCTCCGGGTCGGTACCGCGGTCCACAAGCTCGCCCTCGAAGGGCTGGACGCTTACAACGCCACGCACGCCATCGCCCCGGACGTGGACAAGCGCACGAAGGAAGGCAAGGCCGAGTGGGCCGAGTTCGTCACCGCCAACGAAGGCAAGGCCATCCTGACCGCCGAAGAGGGCGCCCTTGTCGATGCCGTGGCCAACTCTGCTGCGGCCTGCATGAAGAACAATGGCATCGTCCTGACGAAGACCGAGGTCATGTTCACCGCCTTCCTCGGCGATACCCTGGTCAAGTGCGCCATCGACGGCATCTCTGACGACGGCTACATCTACGATCTGAAGACCTGCGAAGACGCCAGCCCGCACGGCTTCCTTCAGTCCGTCCGTAAATACAAGTACGCCCTCCAGGCTTACTTCTACCGGCACGCCGTCGAGTCAGCCTACAAGTGCCGCGTCCTTGGCTTCCGCTTCATCGCCGTCGAGAAGGAGCCGCCCTACGCCCACGCGGTCTACGAGCTAGGGCCGGAACTGATGACCAACGCCGCCTTCGACTTCGAGCGCGCGCTGACCCTGTATAAGGAATGCACCGCCTCGGGCAACTGGCCCGGCTATCAGACCGAGATCACCACCATCGACATCGCCGCCAAGCCCAGCGCCGCGACTAACATCAACTTCGCCTAATATGATTCAGAACATCCTCACCGGGTTCTTCCTATTCACGGCCTGCATTTTCGCAGTCATCGCTGGTCGCCTGTTCTGGGCTTTCCACAGCAATCCCAAGAAGGAGGGCTTTGACGAAATGCCAGAACACAAGAAAGACGACCTGACGAAAACCTTTGCGGCATCCCTGTTCTTCTGGTTCCTCACCGGCTGCGCTCTGATCCTTGCTTACATCGTCTCCAAATAATACCATGACCACCGATAACAACGACCGCCCCCCGCTCACGTCCATCAGCACGAACGGCACCTACCGCCTCAAGCTCATCCGCCCCAAGGGCACCGACAAGGTCAAGGTCTGGGAAGACGGCACGTCCTCCTGCCGCCTCTTCTTCGTCGATGACAAGGGCTTCTGCCTGACCAAGTCATTCTCGTCCAAGTACGGCAAAGCCCTCGCCATGCTTGTCGGCAAGTTCTCCGGCAAGTACACGAACGAGATCAGGCTGGACGCGACCCCCGCCGAGTTCCTGGAGTACATCGCCCCCGCCTGCGGCCAGACCATCCTCGTCGGCGTCGAGGTCGAAGCCAACGGCGAGTGGCAGGGCAAGCCTCAGTATAAGTACAAGATGACGTATCCCCGCGGCTCTCAAAAGCCGACCGCCCCCGAAGAGCCGCTGCCGCCCGAAGGCGTTCCCTTCTAATCCCGTGACCGAAGCACCCACGCCGATGTCCGCCCCGACGCTCGTCCTGATCGCAGGCTACGCCAGGGCGGGCAAGGACACGCTCGCCTCCGGCATCCTCGAGTGGTCTCAGCGGCCCGCCGAGCACATCAACTTCGCTGACGCCCTCAAGGAGGCCGCGAACCACTACATGGATTACCTCGGCCTTGATGGGGACTTCTTCAAGGAGGACTTCAAGGTGGATAACCGCGACTTCCTCGTCCACGCGGGCAAGTTCGCACGGCGCATGGATCGGGACGTCTTCGCCCGCCACTTCGCCAACTGGTGCCCGGTCATGAAGCACCACGACCAACCCTCCCCAGAGACGGTCGTCTGCTCCGACTGGCGCTACGTCAACGAGCTGCGCGTCTGCCAGGACATCCTCTGGGAGAAAGGCTGGAAGGTCCGCACCATCTACGTCGCCACCGCTGGGGTCGGCCCGGCCAACGACGAAGAGCTCGACAGCATCGCCGAGATACGCGCCTCTCACCTGTTCGACCAGGAGTATATCTTCAGGCCGTCCTCGCGTAACGCGATCATGACCGAAGGCCGCAACCTCGCCCGCTCATGGAAACTCTGAACACCGACACGCTGCGCTGGGCGAACAAGGTCGGCCTGTCCCCCGACCGAGTGGCCTTCCTGCTGGCTTGCCCGAAGTATACCCGCACCGGGCGAAACGACAAGCCCGCCTACATCAAAGCCGAGAACCCGAACCACCATCTCCAGAAACTCGGCGACTGCTATTGGTTCCGCCTTCGTCGCCGCGGCAAGGACATCGTCGAGAACATCGCCAGCGACCTCGAGACCGCCCGCAAGCGCCGTGACGAGATGCTCGCGGCCTTCGACGCCGGCAAGCCCATCCCTTACATCAACGTCCGATGAGCATCATCCGCTGGGTAGCCGCTGGAGACAACCACGGCCAATTGGTCTGCGAAGAAACGCAGGACGCGCTGGCTTCTTTCATCGGCCGCTGGAAACCCCAGCTACGCATTCATACCGGCGACTGCTTCGATTTCGGCGCCTGGAGACGCGGCGCCACCCCTGACGAGCAAGAGGAGGGCATCACTGACGACCTAAAGCACGGCAATTATTTCCTGCGCAAGGTGCTCAAGCCGACGATTTTCATGCAGGGCAACCATGACATCCGCGCCGAGGAGCAGATGCTCTCCCGCAACGGCGACCGCCGCGACAACGCCATGCGGGCCGTGCAGTCATACACCGACACCCTAGCAGAGATCGGTTGCAAGGAGTTTCACCGCTACTCGGTCAAGGGTAAGGACTCCGAAGGGGTCAACCGCTTCCGCGTCGGGAAACTTACCGGCACGCACGGCTTCAAGGCTGGCGTGGCCGCAACCCGCGAGACGGCCCGCACCCTAGGCCGCCCAGGGGATGTCGTGATCCATGGACACACCCACGACTTCTCCCTCTGCACGATTGAGCATCTAGAGGCCGCTATCGTCGGCGTCTCGGCGATGTGCTGTATGGACATCAACAAGGCCGACTATGCGCTGCGCCGCCTAGCCACGACCAAATGGTGCAACGGCTGGCTCCATGGGGTAATCGACGAGAAGACCGGCGACTGCAAGGTCTGGACGGCCCATCGCTTCCAAGGCAAGTTCATCTGCTCGACCGCTTACGACCTGATCTGATGAAGCCTAAGGACTACGCCGATTTGCTGATGCGTACTCAGCCAGCCCCGCAGCAGCACTTCGCCGACGACACTCCCGAAGGCTGGCACAAGACCACGGAGGTTGTCCGCCTCCTGGGATACAAGACCCGAGCCGGTGTCTCTCTGCCGCTCGCCCGCATCGTCAAGGCAGGCTACGCTGAACAGAAGACCATCCGCCGAGGACGCTTCATCTATCGCCTGTCGCCCAGGTTCAAGTCTTGGGCCGCCGCCAAGGCCGCAGCTGAAGCCCTCGAGAAGTTTAAGGCCCCCAAGGGATGGGTCACCCTCTCCGAGTATGCCCACAAGCACCGGCGCACCGTCCGCGGCGTGCAATACCGTATCGACGGCATGGCCCTGTCTGTCCGCATCCTCCGCAATCCGCGGAGCGTCCCTTACTACCGCAAGGCCGACCTAGACCGCATCCTACGCAAAGCATCTTGACCACGGGCACCCACGCCCACAAACCCCAACCCTCTCTTCCATGATCCCGCCGAATAACGTCGCCGCGGAACGCCACCTCCTCGGCGTCCTCCTACGCGAAGCCTTTCCCTTACCGGGCGACCTCCAGCCCTCCGACTTCTTTGAGCCAGCCCATCAAGACATCGCCGCCGCCATGCTCTCGCTGGCCGTCGATGGTGTCGCCCCCGATGAGCTGACGGTCAGCCAGCGCCTACGCCAGGTCAACAGCCCGGTGACCGAGGCCACCGTCTCGCTCCTAGTCAGTGACGCAGGCCAAGCGTCCTTCCGCCTTGAGCACGCCGACATGATCGCGGACGCGGCCATCCTCCGCCGTGCCCTCGTCGCCGCCGAACAGGCCACCGACCCGGACACCCTGCTCGACCATTATGCCACCATCGCCGAAACCCGCAAGGGTCGGAAAGCCAAGCACGGCCCGCAGCGCATGGACTTCGACGCCCTGCTATCCTTCGAGCGTAAGGAAGACCCGTCCTGCATCCTCGGCAACCACCGCTGGCTTTGCAAGGGCGGCTCCCTCTTGATCGTCGGACAGTCCGGCACCGGCAAGTCCTCCCTGATGATGCAGGCCGCCGTCCACTGGTGCATCGGCAAGGACTTCTTCGGCATCAAGCCCGCCAAGCCCCTTCGTGCCATCGTGCTCCAGGCTGAGAATGACGCGGGGGACATCTCCGAGGCCTTGCAAGACGTCATCGCCGGGGCATACCTTGACAGCGACGAACGCTCTCAGCTGCGCGAACACCTCGCCATCTTCCGCGACACCGTGAGCACCGGCACCACCTTCACCTCGGCCCTACGTGACCTCATCGTCGAGCACAAGGCCGACATCGTCTTCGTCGACCCTCTGCTGTCCTTCGCGGGCATCGACGTCTCCGACCAGGAGCAGGCGTCCAAGTTCCTGCGCCATGACCTCGCCCCCATCCTCCTCGAGACAGGCGCCGTCCTCGTGGCCATGCACCACACCGGGAAGCCCAAGGCCGCCTCCGACAAGGAAGGCCACACCGTCGCCGACCTAGCCTACGCGGGCCTAGGTTCCTCCGAGTTCACCAACTGGTTCCGCGAGGTCGCCGTCCTCTTCCGATGCCAGGGCGAAGAGCCGATCTACAAGTTCGGCCTGACCAAGCGCCGTGGCCGTGCCGGCCTCAAGGACCACGCCAACCAGTTCAAGGGCGAGATTTACATCCGCCACGCCGCCGAGAAGGGGGTCATCCGCTGGGAATACAGCCAGCCCCCCTCCGAAAGCCTACCCGACAACGCCCCAAGGCATAGCGATTCCAGCCCCGCCAAGGGGTCGCCAAGGCGTTTTAAGGTCAACTGAGGGTCAACACCCTGACCCCCACCTTTAGCCCAATGTCAAATCCCTTCTCAACTTCCAACTCAACTTCCGTCCCTGTACTACGTACAAGGGTGAC